GCCTTCTCTTCGAGCGCCTCTTTGTAGACGTCGCCTTCGTCGTTCAGCTCCCGCTTGATGCGGTAGAGGCCAAAACCGATGACGGCAGCGGCGCCGAGCACGCCTCCAAACGCAGCAGCTCGCGCGCTCACGAGGACACCCCGAGCCTGTTTGCCGCGCGCGTGACCGAGAGCATGAGCTGAGGGGTCACGCCGTATTCGGCGAGCGTCAGACGAATCTGCGTGTCGACGGCCGGGCGAACGTTCTCGTTTGCAGCGCGGCGAAGCTCGGCGTCGAGGGTGGGGTGTGCTTCAGCAAGCTCGGCTTGTACGGCCTTGCGAGCGTTCACGCGAATGAAGTGGTAGGCGACCCCACCGACAATGGCGCCTCCAACGGCGCCAGCTAGAAAAGAGCCAAGCGTGCGATTCATCGATTTGATTCCCTGGACGAGAGGAGCGGCTCGATAAGCTCGCGCAGGTTTCCGTAGAGGTTGATAAGGTCGCTCAAGGAGGCGATGAGCGCCGTCATCGGCTCCTCGCCGCGTTTGACAGCGCCAAAGACGCGCACCGCGACCTCGTGAGCGTGATGAACCGCACGAAACGCGTGCATGCGAGGCTCCCAAAGCGCGCGGACCTCGGCGATGAGCCGCTCGGCCTCGTCGACCTCGACCGTGCGGTTGCGAGCCTTCTCAAGAATGACTCGCTGCTCCATCTCGCGGATTTCGACCGCAAGCTCCCATGACGTGTTGACGGCGATGGCCGTCGTGTCGAGGGCCGATTGCACGGCTTCGAGCTGACTCATCTCGGCACACGCCGTTTGCAACGCAAAGAAGGTCGCAAGCACCCACAAGAAGGCTTGACGGCAGACAGACTTCACCATAACGTTCCTACTCTCCCTGCTTTTCAGGGGTTTTTCTGCGTGTTTCGCGCTTTTTGCGTGCCAGTGCGGGGGGCGGAGCTTTGTCTTTAGTTCGCTTCGCCGAAGGTCTCGTGCGCTTCTCGGACACCGTGGGCGCTTCCGGCAAAGGTTCAAGGCTTGCGACCTTCGCAGCGGCCCGTGTCTGAACGCTGAGCGCGCGGGGCACGAAGAGCGAGAGCACGTCGACGATGCGCGCGAGCGTGTCCACAAGACCCGAGACGGCTGCGACGGCGGCGTCGTCGTCTCCGTTCGGCGTCGTGAGCACGTAGGCTTTGAGCCGGGGTTCGATGCGCTTCCAGAGGAAGACGAACACGGCAAGGCAGCCGAAGATGGTCCAGGCGATTTCGGCTACGTGGTCAGCGTGCCAGGCGGCGAGTAGTTGTTCCATCCCCCCATACTACTCAAGCCAGACCGAAAAGGAGAAGTCCTCGCCGTGAAGCTGAAAGAGCTGAAGGGCGTCTGCGGGCGGGAGGAAGGGTGGCGGGAGTGTCTTCTTCGGGGGTGGCCTTGAAGGGCGCGCAGGCTCGCGTTTGCGTTTGCGTGCTGCGGGCGGCTTGCCCTTGAACGACGCAATCTGCTCGATGTAGGCCTCGACGCTCGTCTCGGGCGTAAGCTCGATGCCGGTGAGGGCGTAGTAGACCTTCGCGAGAGCGTTTGCACGGATGGCCGAAAACCGCTGTCTGTTGATGTTGTGACAGCTTGCGACGTGCCGGAGGCCTTGCCCCTGAAACCACGAGAGAAGGGCGTCCTTCTCGCGCGTAGAGAGCACCTCGTCCATGACGGCGCGGAGGAGCCTGCGCTGGTCTTCCTGGGCTGCGCGCTCTTCGGTGTTCTCGCGCTCGCACGCAAGGGTGTCTTCGACGCACACGTCTTCGCCCTCACTCGATGTCGACACGGGAGCGGAGAGGCTTTTGTACTGCCGAAGGGCGCCGTTTGCGACAGCCGACGACTCAAACACCGAAAGCGGCTTTGCGCCTGCGAGTTCGGGGTCTACGTCAGCAGGGTCAAGACCGTGCGCCTTTGCGTACTGCTCGACGAGCTTTCGGTTCTTTCGGCTCTTCATCAGCGCGAAGTTTTCGGTCGCGTCGGTGTCGAGGGCCAAGGCAACGTACGTCCGCAGGCGGTGCTGAATGATGGTCGAGTACCACGTCACCTGTTTGACGTTTCGGGCAGGGTCCCACGACGTGTGGGCTTCGACGAGGGCTGTGCGGCCTACAGATTCGAGGTCTTCCCGGTCGATGACAGCGCTCTTGCGCCGCTGTGCGTTCGGCCAGATTCGGTTGACCCACATCTGCACGAGCTTCTCGTGCTGCGCGAGGAGCGCGCGGGCGTCAGCGTCCGATACGGTTCCGACCGCAGGGCGAACGATGTTGTTGACACCTGCGAACCCCACGACTAGTCGTTTTCGCCCGGAGCTTCGCCAAGAATGTCCGACATCTCTTCTTCGAGGACAGACATAAGCCGCGGCTGAATCTTCGTCAGACGCTTGAGCACGCGGTGGTTGATGCCTGAGAGGTAGTTCGCGAGCGCCGCGTATCCGGGGTCTTCGCCCATCCGTTCGAGAAGGATTTGTTTGACGAGCTGGTTACGTGAAAACCCGACGCTCGACGCAACATCCCCAAGGGTTGCGTAGAGTTCGTCGGGAACCCGGATAGACAAGACGGCCGCCATGAGGCGAAGCCTACTGTTTTGGCGTAGGTGTGTCGAGAGCTTTCAGTCGTCTTGCGACAGTTTGTGGACGTACCAGGCGCCCCCAAACCAAACGACCGCCAACAGAAGCAGCGCAAAGCCCTCGTCGTTCATGTCACTCTTCGAACATGTGGTGTACAAAGAACTGCGCAACTTCGTTTTTGTGTCGAATCTGCCAGCGAGCGTCCACCAGAGGCGTCGCCCCAAGAGAGAGGAGTTCTTCGTAGGTTCCGAACACCACTACACGGCTGTTGTGGTAGTCGGGGTGGCCCTTGTTGACAGTGCGTGCTTTTACCTCCCGAACAAGACCGGAAGCGGAACGCACAAAGGAGCCTTTGGGTTCGTAGGCGCCACGATACTCTTCGACTACTTCCAGCATATCACCCCGCCAGGCGGCCGACGGCTGTTTCGACTTCGGTAGGGTTTACACGCTCGTCGAGGAGTCCGTAAAGACCTTTTTTGACGAAGGTCAAAGGCCCTTCGAGAAGGACGGGACCGCTGCACGCCCAGGCGTAGCGGCTAGGCCAAACACGAATACGAACCTCCGCGTCAGGCGGGTGGACGGCCTGCACGTAGGTCTGTTCTCCAAAAAGGATGCAAGCAACCTTTGCGAGCGGCTCAAGTTCGAGAAGGTCAAAGGTCTTGGGGTTCATTGTTTCCCGCCTTGTATCACAGTGAAGGGAGACTTGGGTTTGTCTTTTTGTGGCGGAACGGGCAGGTCTTTCACCGCGCGTTTCGTGTGGAAGAAGACAAGGTGCGAATCGTCGTGTGGGTCGCACACGAGCGTCACAGCTCGCCACGGTATCGTAAGCGGGTAGGGTGTGCGGTCAAACGAGAAGGTGCCTGAGACGCCGCTCTCGTCGACCTTGAGGTCTGCAATCGGCACGGGCAGACGATACCCGACATGAAGCGTAACGCTGTCTTCCTTCTGCCAACGTTCGGGAAGCCCGAGCACACCCTGCCGCGGCTCGACGGTTATGCCGACGACGGGAAGCTCGGAAAGCAGCGTAAGTAGGGTGTCGCGCTGGACACGAGGAAACCAGGTCATTGTCTTTTCTTCTCCCATGGCATCGCGTACTTCCGTTTGGGTTTTGTCGTGTTCCACGGCTCTCCGCGTGTGATTTCAGTCGTCACAATCCCGCTAGCGTGTGTCGTGACAGTGGCGGTGACTCCTGTGCGGCCGTCTGTGTAGGACGTCGTGGTCGTCGCTGCACCAGGCAGAGTTTCGCGGAAAACATCGTCGAAGGTTTTGGTCATGGTTACTTGTTTTTTGGTACGCCGTACCCATATCGGGCGGCATGGTGTTGACTGAATACGATGCCGTCGAGAGCGTATTCTTGACCTTTGACAGTGACGTAAAAAGTGGCGTAGGGGTGGAAGTCTACGGCAGTTTTTACGGCCAGACCCCGTAGAACCAAATCCTCCCAAAGCGGCAACGTCTCGGAGCTTGTTGAGTAGTGGTTGCGATAGGCTTTCCGCCACCGCATACGTCCGCGGTGTTTCCACCCGTGGACGCCAAGGGCGTGACGCAGAAGACGTCCTGGCGTGTTTTCACTCGTAGTCACTTGCAACCTCTTCCGTCGTAGACGAGCGTAAGGCCTCCGCGTGAATGATGCGAGATGCTTCTTCTGCCCATTTCGCTATTCGGGTGAGGTATTCGGGAGACGGCTGCACAGCTTGCGCACAGGCACTTGCAGCAGCAGCCTCGTAGAGCCTGAACATGCACTCGACCCTACGCTCCTCGAAAAACACGACGCGCTTATGCTGTTCGATGCGCGCGTCGGTTTGTGCTGCGTGCTCGCGCAGGTCACGAATCGTGTTGTAGTAGTCGTTTGTCATTTCTTCTCCTCTGCGCGTTGCGATTCGCGCAGCTTCTTGTCGCGCTTTTGCTTGCACTCTTGCACCCACTCTCGCCTTTGCGAGAGCGCGCAGTGTTTTCGACCGCGACGGCTGTTTTGGCTGCGGGTCATTCTTCCCCCTCGTAATCCTTCATCGCGCGCAATGCGGCGTAGACGGCGGCGATGGTGGGCGCATAAAGCGGTTCGTTCAAAACAACAGTGCCGACTTGGATAGATAGCCCGTCTTCCCATGCGCGGACCGCTGTGTGTTTGCCAAAAACCCTCACCGCTTCGCGCTTCACGTCCTCGATCGACGGCTTGCGCACGCCGAGGATGTCGTCGAAGTCGCCGTGTTCGATTGCGTCGGCGAGCACATCCGCTACGACTTGCCACGGACCGTACACTGTGGGCGACGAGGCACTGTTGCCGTCGCGCAGACATGCAGGCGTCGATCGCAGCCGCGCCGCGAGTTTCTTGTGGATGGTCATTTCGCAGCCTCCTCGCGACCAAGGGAACATCCAGGGCAATCGCAGCCTGGCGGTGGGCATTCGCACGCATGGTCGCGCGCCCATTTAAACTCTGCACGCAGCTCCCGCACCTCGGCCAACAGCGACGGGAGGGCGTTGCGGGCGGCACAGGCCATGAACACATCGTCACGCGCATCGGTTGCGTCGCTAGTTAGTGTGATTCGTCCGGTTTTTAGCGTGGATACACCATCGAACGCATCGTAAACACCGGTCCAGTCGTCGGACGCCTCTCGTTCCAGTCGCTCAAGCTCCGCGAGTTCTTCGTCAGTTAGTCGTGTCATTCCTTCCCCTCTTTCCACGCGATGATTCCGCGCAGGGCGGCGGCGAGTAGCTCGCGCTCTTCTTCGAGCGTCGGAGCGTGCGCGGAGACGTGACGTCCGTTGGCATAAGCCGTGCTGGTTACATTCGCGCCGTCGCACTCAACGGACGGGGCGTTTCCACCAAACGCCTTCAGCGCCAGCTTCTCAAGCTCGCGTTTTGTGGTCATGGCTCGTCCCTCATCGCCCCATCGAACGCCTCAAGAACTTCAGCAGGGTTGCGGCAATCAAAAACCCAGGGCATGTCGCTGCACTTGACACTTATAAAAACCCCGGACCCATCGCGCACCGCACCGTAATGCAAGATTTGCGACTTTCGAATGCGTTGCCCGTCCACGCGAACGAACGCTCCACGGTCTTCAAAGTCGATTCGAGTGGTCATCGTTCACACTCCATCGCCTTGCCGAGCAGCACACAAATCTCTTCGCTGTTGTCGCCGTCATAATAGTGCGTCTCGTCACCTACGACGTGAACCCAAAGCTCTTGCTCTTCGGGGTTGGCTTTCCACCAGCCAATAGACCGTTTCATAATGTAGACGTCATCGAGCCTTACGTGCTCGCCGCGGTCTTCAAAATCAATCTTTCCGTTCATTCTTCACCCCGCAAAACTCGTGTGAGCACGTTTTCGATGGTCTCGATTATCACACCGGCAACATTGTTGGCGAGAAAAGAAGTCTCTTTGTGCTCCTTGTAGGAGTCAAAAGCACGCTCTAGCTCACCACAAAGACCGTCTGTCTCGTCTTTTGTGAAGAGTACCGACGCAGCTGTCGTGGTCTTGGCCTGTGCGGCCTCACTTAGCGCCTGGTCCAGTTGTCCAGGCGACATAAAGTCGCAGCGTACCGCAACGACGGCGCATGTGTCCGGCCCCATACTTATTTGCGGACGGCCTGCGGCATTGCGAGCCGCCAAAACAGCAAAACCCCCTGGATACATCTCACGCAAGGCGTCTACGGCACTCGCATAAAGGCGGTCGTACTCTTGTTGGCTTAGCCTACGTGTCGTTTTTCTTTTTTTCATTGGGGTAAGTACGCAGCCTTTCGAGAACTGTCGCAGCTTTGTCACGCGACACGAAAAAGAGCTTTAGTCGTACCGTGAAAATCCGTCAAGAAACAAAAGAGAAAAAAAGAAGAAAAAATCAGGCTGCGTCCTTCCAGTTTTTTGCGTAGTTTGAGGAAATGGTGATGGGCATGGGCGGCACGCCGTCGTGAAAAGAAAGGGTGCAGCGCATCGTGTTTTCGATGAGACGACCGAAGGTTTCGGAATATTCATCAGGGGCGACACCATAAACGGCGTCGTGGACCATGGCGAAAACGTAGGCGTCGAAAAGGCCTGCTTCACGGCGGGCGTCGTCGAGCGCGAGGAGGCCTGTGTCGACGATGGTGGCCGCGCAAGACTGAATCGGGTAGTTGAGCACCTGCGTAGGGGAGACGTCGCCAAGAGGGAACACGCGACGGCGACCCGAGAGAGGGCACGCGATGAGGCGTTCTTCTTGCGCCTGACGAAGAATCTGGTCGCGGTACTTCTCTACGCCGGGGAAGGTTGCGAAGTAGCCTGCGACAGTGGCTTCGACCATGCGCTGAGTAATCGGCGGCCCCGAGTAGTCGGAGTCTTGGAGGGTCTCGACGATTTTGGCGGCTTGCGCGCCGTAGTTGAGGCCGTAGACGACGCGCTTTGTCACGTCACGAAGCGCCTTGCGCATGCACTTGCCGCAAGGGCATTTGCCGCTCTTCTCAAGCTCTTTGTCGTGCGCCTTGTCGTAGGGGTCAAAGTCTGTGAAGGCTTTGCCGAACGTCATGGCGGCGACCCTGCTGTGTGGGTCCCATTCGGGTTCGAGCTTGCGCGAATCGTCTGCGTTCGCGCAGACCTGAATCATCTCAAGGTCTCCTGAGAGCGCTGCGAGGATGCGAAGCTCAAGCTGGTCGAAGTCGGCGCCGACCATCGTAAGGCCGTCACCGACGGCAATCATGCGGCGCATGTGCTTCTGCCAGTTGAGGAAGTTCGGGGAGCTTGTCCAGCGGCCTGTTCGGCTCCCGATGGGGTTCCATTCGGCGTGGAGGCGTCCTGTCGGCCCGAGCGGCATGCCGTCGATGTACGTGCGGCGAACCTTGCTTGCCGTGCGGTACTCTAGGAGGTCTGCGACGAAGGGCTTGTCCTTGTAGACCTTGATGGCGTCTTTCGCAGTTGATGCTTGACCAGTGTCGGTCGTTTTGGTTGGATAGAGCTTCAGAGGCCCTTCGGGGCTGAAGAGAACAAAGTCTAGGTGCGCAGTCGCGTTCGGGTTGAAAGCTCGAATGATGTCTGCCAAGGGCGGAGCTTTGTCTTTATTCTGCTCGTCCGCATCGCTGACTTCGGTTTCGATGGACGCGCCTTCGCAAATGGCCTCGACGTCGTAGCCTTGCTCTTCGGCCCACTTGCGCACGAACATGCGAAGCGCGACGAGCTTCTCGGCTGCGATACGCTCTGAGTCTGCTGCAATCCGCTCGCGCTCTTCGAGGTCGACAGGCATGCCTACGGCTGTCATCTCGTGGGCGAGACGCGCCTTCCTCATGTCGATTTCGTGGATGTGCTCGACGTCTTCGAGCTTCATGTCGCGAAGGAGCCCGTCGTAGGCGAGGATGGTCGCGCGGACGTCGCGCGCGTTGTAGAGCCAAAACTCTTCTTCGTCCTCGAAGACCTCCATGCCGTTTTTGTTCTTGGGCGGTTTCCATGGGGACGCGTCGGTGTACGTGAACGCGATGTGGTGGAGGTTGTGCGGGGTGTCGGGTGAGACGGCGGCGTGTGCGATGAGCGTGTCTCCGGCCCATCCGCGCGTTTCCTGCTTCCACACCTGGCGTACGACCTGCGTGTCGTAGAGGCCGTTCTGAAAGACCTTCGACGTGAACATGTCGCCCCAAAAGGCGCAAAGCTGCTCTACAAGCGGGTGGTTGCGGTCGAGACCTTCGGTGGGCACGACGATGACTTCATCGGTGCCGAGGCGCCCGATACCGACGCAGCGGATTTGCGTGACGGCAAAGGGGTCCGCGGAATCCGTCTCGATGTCGACGGCGTAGAGGTCTTCGTGCTTTGTGTACTCAAAGACGTACTCGGGGTCGGTTGTGACCATCGGACGGAAAGGAAACACAGGGTCCGACGTGAGAAAGCGCTTAGCTTTCTGAAGGTGTTTGACGGCAGAGGGCGCGAAGAACTGGCCATACATCGCCTTTTCGGAGTCGGTTTCTGCGGCTCGAAGAAGCTGGCTCGGGGCGTAGGTCGGGATGACGTACTGAAGAGCGTGCTCGTCGGGGATACCGAACGGGAGCATGTCGCGGGTGTAGACGCCGCCCGAGACGAAGGAGCTTCGCGCATCCGTCTTGAACGTCGTGCGCTCGGTCACGCGCGTCTTATAGCCTCCGCAACCTGGGCAGGATTTCGCGCGCTTTGGCGGGTTGCCGCATTCGGGACACTCAAAGGGCACGCGCACGTTCTTGCGTTCCTCTTCGCCGAGGAGGGCTGTCAGCGCGAGCTGGCCGAAGGCAACGATAACCCGAGGGTTGACCTCTGAGATTTCGGCAAGCAGGCGGCTATTGCAGGCGCGCACGGCGTTGGGGTAGAGCTTTTCGACGTTGCCTTTGCCCTTCGGGATGACAGGGGTGCAAAGGAGCGCATTCGAGACGTAGACCGTCTCGATGTCGATGCCTGCCGTCTCGCAGAGGGCCTTTAGAAGCTGGCCTTGCCTGCCTGCGATGGCGACCTTGTTGCGGCTTGCGGCGCCGTCGGGAAACTCACCGATGAACATGAGGCCGGAAAAAGGCTTCTCGGGTCGCGTGGCTTTGCTGCACGACTTTTCGCGTTGGGGGAGAAGCTCGCACGACGCACAATCGGCGTACTCGTGCCCAAAAAGCGGGAGACGCTTTGTCATGGGAACCTTGGGGTTATCGGTAAATCAGAAGAAGGAAAGCTAAGCTAAGAAAAAAGCGCGCCGCAACAGGAAAAACACTAAAAACCTGTCACGGCGCGCTACGAACTACACGATGAGGTTCGACTTCTGCTCAGGAATAAAGCAGAAAGTGAACGGCACACCCCGAAGGTGCAAGTAGGCGCGAGCAAGAGGGCTTGTCGCGAATGCAAGAACAAGGGCCGTGCCGACCTTCTCTTGCAGTGTGTCAGGGTCGCGCTTTGCACCAAAGAGCATGGCGTCCGGCTGTCCCTGCTGTCCGAAGTGCATCCCGAAACTCGGAAGCACTTGCGGGTTGTCGCTTGTGCGCGAGGCAACGAACTGCTCAAGGCTGAACGTCTCGTTTAGGACACGTTCGATGAGCTTGTGCTTCGCCTCGTTTGGAAGCTGGTTGAAGAGGTCGGGAAGGTGTTGACCGAGGGTTGTTGCGAGGCCCTGGGCCAGTTGGCTAAGCAGCGCTTGCTGCTCTGCCAACTGCTCAGGTGTCGGCTGCCCTTCGGCGCCGTTCGCTTGCGTCACTTACGGCCCCGTGGCGTAAGGGCGCGCGTCGTAGGAGCGGGAGCCGCCTTGGCAACCTTGGCGGGAGGCGCAGGAGCCTCCTCCTCTTCCTCGGCAGGCTCGTCCGCGGGACCTGCGGAAAGACTCGACGGCTCAAACTTCGAGAAGTCGTTGTTCTTCTTCCCGTTGTACTCGCGGATACCCGCGTTCGCCTGGAAGTAGGAGCCGATGAGGTCGTTCTCGTCGAAGTCGAGGTCCGTCCCTGCTTGCTCGAAGGCGACGCCCGTAGCTTCGAGAAGCTGCACGATGCGCCACGTCGCGTTCTCGGTGGCCGCGAAGTACATGCCGCACTTCTTGCCCGAGAACTCACCGCCGACGACTTCCGTCGAGATGTAGAGCTGAGGGTTTCCCTTCGAGCTGGTCTTCTCTTCGACTTCGAGAATCTGGAAGTCGTAGGTGCCCTCCGGGAGAGGCTTCCATTCACCGCGGTTATCTGGATTGTAGGCAATACGCATTTTTCACTTACCTTTCTTCACTTGGGTTTGGGTTTTCGGCTGGGTTTTCTCGGGCTTGGTCAGGAAGGGCTCGATATGGTCCCAACAGAAGTTTTGGACGCTCGCAGGCATCTCTTTGAAGCGCGTTCGCGCGAAGAAGACGCCGTTCTTTTGGAAGTGCGTCGTGTAGATGGGCGGCTTTCCTGCGCGCATGTCGCAGTAGCCGATGATGTCGCATGCGGAAGGGAGCTTCTCGGCGCTTTGGCCTGTGAGCATGGGGCCGCCGTGAGCAAGGCTTCCCGTGTCGCTCGTTGTGACCTTGGCAAGCGAGGTAAAGACGGCATGCACGTCGAGCTGGCGAAGCATATCCTGGACGTGCCGGAGGTGCGTTCCGATAAGACCCCAATGCTTGTAGGTCATGTCGATTTCGCCGCCGTTCGTCATGTCCTCAATCATCATGTCGATGTAGTGCGAGAGAGATTCGACCACGACGGTTTCGCACGGGAGCGCGTCAGCGCCCTTCGTCTTCTGAATCGTCAGAAGCTCGTCGAGGATTTCTTCCATCTCTTGCCAGCACTTTTTGGCTTTCGACCGCTGCGTGCCGATTTCGATGTAGTTGAAGTCTTCGCCGCGAAGCGTGACGATGGACTGCTCATTCGCAGGAACGAGAAAGAGCGGCGACGGGAACTTCGACGCGGCTGTCGTCTTGCCTGAACCCGACGCGCCGTAAAGAAAGACGTGGACGCGAGGGTTTGTAATGTCTTGAGCGTTTTTGATGTTGAGCGCCATCAGCGGGCCTTTTCTTTCTGTCGGTTTTCTTCGTAGAGGTAGAGGGCCGACGCCACAAGGTAGAAGTGCGCGCCGTGGTAGTAGTTGAGCGCTGACGAAAAGAAGAGGGCCGGGTCGCCTGCCGGGAGGGTTCTCTGGAACCTTTCCGCAGCCTCTTGATGCTGCGTGTGCGTGCTCAAAAGGTCGCGGAGAACCTTCCGCAGTGCGAAGTATTCGTCTTCGTTTGTCGGGACAGAAATACCGAAGGCCTCAAACATCTTGAGGTGCGGGTTTTCGTCCTCGTTTGTGGAAACAGTCCCGTCAGGGTCAACGGTTGTGGTGGTGGCGACTATCATCGTGACCTCTTTTCGATGCGCGTAAATCCGGCAGGGGTTTCGTCCCGCAGGTCTGCGAGGGTTGCGTTCGGGTAGGTGCGGCACACGTCGAAGTACTGACAGCGGCCATAGCGGCCCACACATGCCTGAAGGTTGCGGGGGTAGTCAAGCCTCTCGGTGATTTTCCGCACCTGCTCCCAGCGCTTCATGTCGCGCTTCCAGTGGTCGAGCATCTCGCGGCTAGGCTGCACGCGGACCCTCTCAAACTGAGTCGCGACGTGTTTGGTGGTGATGTTGACGAGGACGCCGAGAAACGGCGGAAGGCCCTTGAGCGGGTAGCAGGTTTCGACGAGGTAGTGCTGCCCAAGAATCTGAAGGTCGAGGCTGTAGCCGTCGACGGTATCGGCGTCGATGCGGCCTGCGCTCTTGTGCTCTAGGACCCAAACGGCGCCCGCCGTGGTGCTCTTGTCGAGGATGAGGGTGTCGAGGCGTGCCGAGTATGGAAAGCCGTGACGCGAGGTCTGAAGGGTGACTTCGACGTCGAGGACCTCAAACTTGTCGCGCTGCGCGTACATGTTGAGGTAGTTCGTCATCATGCGCTCGACGATGTTCCACTCTTTGCCCCAGCCGTCGGCAGTTTCGAGAGGTCGGAGCGCGGTCCACATCTCTTCTTCGGCAGGCTTGGTCTTTTTGTGGGTCTTGAGCCCTGTGTAGTAGAGTTCGAGGGCCTTGTGAAAGATGGTCCCGATGTCGAGAGCTTCGTTCGGCTTCTCAGAACGAAGGCCGAGCACTTCGTAGAGCGCGTGCGCCCTCGGACACGCCAAGAGACGCTTCCAACGCGTTGAGCCGTACGGGCTCCCCGAGCTTGGTTCTGCCTCCCCGAGCACCTTGTGTAGCGGCAGTCGGGTTTTTGTGGCTGAAGGCGTAATCGCGATTTTCATTCTGGTTTTTCCTCGGCGTCGCCCGACTCAAAGCCGAGCAAAAACAGAATCGAACAGGCTGCGTGAGCGAGATGGGGAAAGCCGCTCTCGGGGTCGAGAGTCTCGCCTCTGCGCCACGCGCTAAGATGTCGTTGCGCCGCGTTGTAGTAGCGGCTGCGCGCGTTTTCAACCTGTTTCCAGTTGCCAGCGGCGTATTTTTTCGCGCCGTAAGTTAGGACGTCTACGACGCGTTCGAGCGCGCGCGGAGGGAGAAGGTCGTACTCAGGTTTTCCGCCGTCGTGCTTGACGCCTTCGTGCAAGGCTGGTTTTTCATTGCTCATCGCGAGCCTCTCTTTCTTTCTTGGGCTTCTCGTAGACCTTGGACGGCATGCCGTTTTTGTTGCACTTGTATTCGGCAAGAGGCCAGTCGGTTTCGCAGTAGCAGCGAGAGCAATGAATGCCGTCGAAAAGCTCGATGAAGTCGTGGGAGGGGTGGATTTTTCTCATGTTCGGAGGCTCTGCAAGTAGGCTGCGAGGTCGTCTTCAAGACGACGGTCGACAAAGGTTTCTGACAAGTGTGTGGCAAGACCTTCAGGTTCTTCGTCGCCGACAAGGCCCGAAACCCACTGCGCTTTGGCTTGTACCTTCTCGACGATGAGCGAGTCGAGGGTGTTCTGCGCGACAACCCACTTCGACTGCACACCGCGTGACTGGCCGATACGGTAGACGCGGGCTTCGGCCTGAAGCATCGTCGCGGGAACCCACTCGATGTCGACGAGGTAGATGGTGCGTGCGCGGTGAAGGGTGACACCGACGGCGAGCGCGCCGTACGTTGCGACGATGACTTGCGGGCCGTCTGCGCCGGTTTGGAAGAGGTCGACGGCGCGGTCGCGGTCTTCTTGGGAGTAGCCTCCGTGGATTGCGACGGCGCGAATGCCCATCTTCTCAAGGCTTTCGGCAAGCTCGTCCGCAGTTTCTCGCTGCCAAACGAAGACGACGGCTTTTTCGCCTTGGGCTGTGACCGCTTCGAGGTCGCCGAGCACCACGGGGATTTTGGCTTTCGTGGTGATTTTGCGCAGCTTCATGAGCCATTCGAGACTCTTTTTCCCGCCGAGGCCCCGCTCAAACGCATCGATGATGGTGGTGACGTCGCGGCCGTCGAGGAGCTTTCGGTACTTCGAGAGGGCAAGCTCGTCGAGGTCGACGTTTAGGTTTGACCGAGAGAGCGGAGGGAGGTTTACGCCAGCGTCGTCGAGGGTTCGGCGCAAGTAGCAGGTGTCGAGGCGCACGCGGAGTTCGTCCGTGTTCGTCGGCTTTGTGTCGATGAGCCCGTAGCCGTCGGAGATTGCGCCCGCGTACCGGGTGCGAAAGTCGCGCGGCGTGCCGAAGCTCCAAGGGGCCTGAAGCATGCGGAGCATGTTGTAAAACTCCCCTGGCCTGTTGAGGATGGGCGTACCCGAGAGGAGCACCTTGTAGTCGAGCGCGGACGTCGCCATGGCGAGGCCTTTGCCGCGAAGCGTCTTTTCACCACCTTTGCAGAGGTGGGCTTCGTCGACGATGACGCCGAAGAGACGCTTCGTGTAGAGGAAGGACCACCAGCCGTGGAGGATTTCGTAGTGGCAGAAAATCCACTTGGCCGACTTTTTGTAGCCCTTCTCCGCGCGGTAGTCGCGACCTTCAAGAGCGCAGAAGTCGGTTTCTGGATTGAAGTCTTTGCCGAGGAGTGCGGCTAGCTCGCGCTTCCACGTCTCGCGGAGAAACTTCGGGCCGACGACGAGGATGGGCTTTTCAGGTTGGCTTCGCTCACGGCGCATGAGTTCGAGGCTTGCCGCTGCTGTACGTGTCTTGCCAAGACCCATCACGTCGCCGAGGAGGAGCTGGTGGTAGGTGAAGAAGTGCCGAACGCCGTCGACCTGGTGCGGGTAGAGCTTCCACTCGCGCGGGATGCTCGGCATGTCGAAGTAGCCCGGCATCGGCGCGTTGTTCGCGTTCGTTTCGAGAAACGCGCGAACCGCATCAAGGCCCCACACGTTGCGAGGGAGTTCGACAGAGCAGAAGGGCGCGTCACCGACAAGAGGCTCGATGCGAATCCCAGGGATACCTACAAGCTGGTCGGTCGTCCGAAGGTCGACACGCGTCATCACGAGCAGGTTTTTGTGTCGCAGCGAAAGCGTAGGCGGCGAAGCGAAGGGGGACTTCATAGTTCGTCCTCGTTTTCAAGAAGGGCGTCGACGAGGGTGCGGTTTCGCTTCTCGTCGGCAAGACACCGGGGACACGTTGCGATGCGCCACTGGTTCGGCCCTGCCGGGTCGTGAAAGTGCCACCCTGGGGGACGGCGCACACGAGCAGAGACTTCCATGTGCGTAGCGCCACACGCATCGACCGAGAAGTCATCGGCGTAGCCGTCGACGATACGGCCGCACACGTCGCATTGCAAAGCGAGGGTCATAGTTGGGTTGAGGGAGAAAACGGTAGGTAAAAAACGAAAGCGTTTTTCGCGCTTCGTGAGGCTGAGTACTAGTGTGGGTTAGGAATGCGGTCAATAAAAAAACGCACACCTTTTTTCAAGGTGTGCGTTTTTTCTGTAGAGCCTTGTTTTTAGGCTGTTTATGCGTTCGCTGCGTTGCTCCCTGTGGTGGGAACAAGCTCGACGAGCGCATTTTGCGTGCGTGTGTCGTGTGCGGGCTGCGCGCTTACGTTCGCGGCTGTAGGGTCTTCGTCGCCCTCTTCGTCACTCGTACCCTCTTCGTCGTCAAACCCTTCTTCGAGGCTCTCGACGTGGGCGTGAATCTCCTTTGCCGCGGCTGCGATGACGTTCTTCGCGTAGTCAGGTTGCGCGTTCGCGACAGGGAGAACGGAGACGACAAGGGAGAGCGCCTCCTCTGGTTTGTTGAGCACGTTGTTCTCGACGAGCACGGGAGGAAGGCCGTCGACCTCGGCGAGATAGGTGACGTACTCGGCGATGACGTGACCGAGATGCGTGTCGAGTTCGTTCGCGTGAAGCGAGAAGATGATGTGCCGCCATTCGTTTGTGCGGAAGGCTGCAAACTCGGGCGGAAGGTTTGAGTAGATGAGCTTCGTGAGGTTTGCCGCGACGCCGTTTTTGCGCGTGTAGAACGCCCAGTCGGCACCTTCCCACTGAAGGTCGATGGGCCGCGGGTCGGGTCCTGGATACTCGTCTTCGTCTTCGTCCTCTTCCGCAGCTTGCAGGGGCGCAGGAGGAGGAACGGAAGCGAGAGGTGCCGCAGGCTGGTACGCCTGGATTTGCGGCTGGTAGGGCACAATCTCTTGCGCCGCAGGCGACGGCTGCGCGTACGACTGTTGCGGCTGCGCGTACGTCTGTGGGGGCGGCGTGTAGATGGGCTGTGGGGCAGGAAGCGCAGGGGCCTGTTGAGGCTGCGAGGCCTTCTGGTACTGCGCCATCGCCACGGTGCCCTGAATGCCCTCAAGGACGTTCTGCACCATCGGATACCACCAAGGCGTTTCAGGTCCGCTGTTCTGCTCGCGCACCATGTCCGAAATCATCTTCATCAGCATCATCTGCGTTTCGGTCACGGTGGCAGACGCCTCGGCGCGCGCTTGCGGGCTGTTGTTCTCCATCATCTTGAGGAGGAACGGAAGCATGACGGCCATGCTGTCGTCTTTCTTTCCCATGAGGGCTGCAATCATCTGCTGCGACTGAGCCTGCGTTAGCTCAAAGCGCTTCAGCTCACGGTCGGACTCGATTTTCGCCTCGTCCTTCTTCGTGCTGATAAACGCCGACATCACGGGCGCAAGCGGCACCAGGATTTTCGCCCAGTCCTCGATGCTCGTTTCCTTCTTTCCGTTCTTCGACTCTGCAAGGGCTGCAATGCGGCCTTCAAGCGCGGCAAGCTCTGCGCGGTGCGCTGCTGCTTGCGCCTCGCGCTCGGCACGCTCACGCGCTTTGCGCTCCTCTTCGATGAGCGCCTCTTGCCGTTTGGCAAGTGCGTCAAGCCGCTCTTCGAGCTTTGCGTTCTTGGCGCGTTCAGCCGCCAGCTCACGCTCGATTTGCTGTGCGGAGTACATCGCAACCTGGTCCGAATACATTGAGGCACCAGGAGGCGTCCCCGCGGGAGCCGTACCGTTCTGGCCTTGCAGGTAGTGGTAATAAGCCCACTGCTCGGCGGGCAGGAGCCCGCGCGCAAAAGGAGGCAAAGCGTTTTGTGGCGGGTAGGCGTTTTCTGACACAGGGGCTCCGAGAGGCTTGGTGGGTTGGTTTTCAGTCGCGCGCATTCCGAAAAGTTTGCTGCTTTCGGAAGCTGGTTGCGCAAAAGGTTGTGCGTTGAGCATCATGGGATGCTGCGGAAGGGCCGGGGGCATTTGCGGAGCCGCCTGCGGACCGTAGAAGATAGGCGGCGACGCGCCGACACCTGGAGGCCTTGCAGGCCCCTGAATACGCAAGCGAAACTTCTGCATGATGGTTTGCAGCTTGTTCCGTGCGTCGCGTACTTCGACAAGGTAGATACCGCCGCCGCAGTGCGCGTCGATTTTCTCTTCGAGCGCTACCATGTCCTTCGTGTCCATGATGCAGTCGGAAAGACCTACCGATGCCCAATGCCCCGTGCTGTTCGTGCGCACGATGCGCACGTTCACCTGGTCGTAGTTTGCGGCAAGGGCTGCAATCTGCTCGGTCGGCAGACCTTCGTAAACGCCAGCAGGAACCTGCTCAAGTTGCATAGCGTTCGACGACGCTTTTTCTTCAGTCATTCCTACCTCACCTGACGCCGTACGGCGCCGCCTCTTTCGTGGGGGCATAGACACTCTCAGTTCACTTGGTTTTCGGGAGGTACTTCTTTTTCACGTGCGCGGACGTCACGAAGAAAAGCAATGACCTCGCGTTCCGACTCGGATTCGTTCCCGAGCAGACTGGCGTTGACAGCGATTAGCGCAACTGCGATACCACACAGACCAGTCCAAAGGAAGCGCAGAATGAGGGGTGCCCCCTCTGCAAGGGGCGGGGTGTATCCGCATAGTGTCATAGCGGCGGCTACCCAAAAGGCGATGCACTTTGGACAGTGTAAAAAGACGTCGAGCCAAAGGCTGTGGACTGACGCGACAACGCGACCCGGCTGCACGATGGTCGACTCGGTGATGACGTACGTGCCGCCCACGACGTAGAGCGCAAAGACGAGGAGTTCGAGCATCGGCTACTTCCTTTTCGGTGCCCACTGGTCGCACGCTGCCGTGCGAGGTCCGCAGATGGTTCCGTCGCGCATGTGGCAGAGCCCAAGCTCGTTCGGGGGGTCGCAAAGGTGCTCTAGCTTCCACTGGTAGCCCTGGACAAGCTCGCGGAAGAACTGCGTCCGCTTCGCTTCAGACTTGAAAGCGTCGGGCCTGAAGTGTTGGCAACCTCCGCAGACCTTCGCCTCGGCGTTGCCGAACACCGCGAGCTGCTGCTTTGTGGGCCGCACCACGGGTGTCATGGTTTCGATTTTGGGGCCTGGACCTGCGCCCCATGTCGTCTTGAGGCCTGCGTGAGAGTAGTCGGCGGCCTCGGGGTGCAGGTTCTTTGGCGGGTCGGAGTCGCTCATCTCCAAGCGTCCTTCTCGTCTTTGCCCTTGTTCGGGCCGCCGCACCAGTAGTCCTCGTGCATGACCGTCATGTAGCGGGGGCACAGTCCGAACTGGTCCCACTTCATAATCTTGGCGTAGGCCGTAGGCTCGACCGGCTGACCCTGGTCGTCGAAGTCCTCGCGCATGGCCGAAAGCATCTGCCCCGGCGAAAGGTGCTTCGTCGCCGCGCCGAACGCGGGGTTGAGCTTGTGAATCGCCTCTTGTCCGGCCTCGCGGTCGAAAAGGGCGCAAGAGAAGCAGCTTTTTTCGAGGAGCCCAAGGCGTACCTTGGCCCTCACCGCAAAAGTAGCGGTTGGGTTGACTTTGTTCATAGACCTCCGGGCCGCATCGTACACAGCCGCGGACAGGACGCAAGAGCTTTTGGGGGCGCGCACACTCGATGGTTGGGGGCTCTGGCCCCCTACTTGGGGGCTGTAAACCCCTAAAACGGGTCGGCAGAGGTCGTTTTAGGGGGTTCTGGCCCCCACCGACTGGGGGCGCTGGCCCCCAACCGAACGCTTAGCGAGCCGCAACCCGACACTTTGACCGGGTACAAGTGACAAAAAACGTCACTTCTGTATGGTCAAAGTGACACTTTTTGTCAGTCAGCGGGGGTCAAAGTGACACTTTTTGTCAGTCAGCCTCGCGGGTTTTGACATTTTGTCAACGCTGGGCAGCCAGTTTTGCCACTTTGTCAAAGCTGGGCGGCAGGCTTTGCCACTTTGTCAAAGCCTTGCGGCCAGTTTTGCCATTCTGTCAAAGCTGGACGGCACAACCTGGCACAACCTGGCACAACCTGGCACAACCTGGCACAACGCTACTTGGGTGGCACAGCCCGGTCGACGAAGGCGTCGACGGCGGTGAACTCCAGCGCGAGGACCTCGACAACCTGGTCGATGACGCGGGTGTCGTACCCGCAGGTGGCGAGATGCTTCCGAGCAGAGCGTAGTTGAGCGAGGGCGCCGTAGACGCCTCGACGACCTCCGACGGCGAGGTCGGCGTCGCAGGTGGGTTTGAGGTGACGAGTCATGGGCGCTGTCTAGCCCGAGCACCGACGGCACACAAGCACTGAGCAAAAGAGCAGCCTACAGGTTCCGCTGTTACCTGGGCTGCCCATCGTCGACTTGCGTACAGGAAGCTCGGCCAGGGCCAAGAGTCGAACGCGTGGAGCCCGTGGGGCGGACGGAGCGCGCATCGACCCCTCCGCGTGCGGACGTAACTCGGTCCTCACACGTCGCACACGGCGCACGGGCGTCACTTCATGTCTTAGGCAAAGCCGCCGACAAGGGGAGTCTACCTGACGAGGGGTGGGGACTGCTAGCCCCAACAGGCGAAAAAGTGCGTTGCAAAATGCAACAAGGACGGACGGCCAGTATGTTACATTGGAAACATACGACGGTACATGTATGGCGACTTGATACCTTTTTGATAGCAAAGGCCAAGATATAAACAGGTTTTCCACAGGGTACTTTGTCGCCTGCGGTCTACGCATCATTCTGAGAAACACCAATGATTTCACCAAAAGGCAAGAAAGACGGAGCCTTTTGTCACCATTCGTTTCTGTTGGCCGAGTGACCTGAAAGCGGTCGTAAGTCTATGTATACATAGAAGAAAGTAAATAATATGGTTTTATTTGGGGGGGTATACCCGTTTTT